TATGCGTGTCCAAACGAACGGACATTCTATTGATCTTTGTAGAAGAGGTGCTACCATCATTCCATCTAACCAGATAAAGCCTCTCTTAAGAAACTGTACTTGGTCTATGGAACAAAAAGCTCGCTCTATTCCATCCTTAGCACCAGGAGTGATAGTATGGCGTATATCTGTCATTGCTGATTTCATAGTAAAATAATTAAATTTATCTTTGTATGCATCAGAGACAGATTGGGCCTTATCATCACCGAAGGTAACCAAAGTTGAATTTGAGCGATAGACGGAAAGGTCTCTCTCTTCGGTACAAATCATCCAGGTATAGAATGATAGAATGTCATTTGCTATGCAATTAACTATTGTTGTTAAATACTCACCACTTTTGTTTCCTCTAGTGGTTTTATAAATAGTGTCATAATCAACTACATAGGTCTCAATAGATTCCTGAGCGAGAACTCGACGAGCTCCCGACCATTCATCTGGCGAAATTCGTTGGATGACATTATCTATGATCTGATAAACAGCTATTAATAGATTCCCGTGAAGGAACTTATCAAAATTAGTAAAATCAAGATCAAAAACATTTGGATGTTTTGTGAGATGATCATGAATTAGTCTCCAGGACAAACTATGAGGATTAACCCCAATAGCATGATTCAATTTTAAGAACGCCTTTGAATACGCCTCCTTAAAATGACCGAATAAAGCGGCATCAGATATTACTTTATCTACTGGTATACAATGGAAAACACGAGTTTTTCCTTTCTTCACAGCAGACAAACTTATCTGAGCATCCTTAAGCTTAGAATTACTGAAAGATATTATTCTCTCACCCTTACGAGCTCGAGTCAATTTTTCAATGATCCTACTTTTTAAGGCTCTGCCAAGTCCATCATTGAAAGAGATGAACCCATCTGTATTATTCAGTAAATCACTCTTACGAGTGACACCTGGAAGACCATTCCACGGAAGACCACATGATTTCTCAAGAACCATTCCTTTGCAGAACTGATTCGTTGCATGGCCATTTATTGCTTCTTCAAGCAACACTTCTATATCCTCGCCACAGTTGTTTATGTGTCCTATTTTAAGAGCATACTCTTTCGAAAATTGATCTACTATTTCGTCGAGCAAGTCTTGTCTCATTTCTGGGATTTCAGAACACATAGCACTGTTTGGTTTCAATAGAAGTGACTTCTTTCCATTCCGATTGACTGGAACATCTTCTTCGATTCTAGAATCATAAGGATCTAGAGGCCCGGGTTGCATTTGTTCTTCGAATTGCTCTTCCCATGGACTCAAGCTCCACTGATGTACTGTTTGCTCACCACATGGTTTAGTTGATTC